TTACACATCATTAGTACCTTCCTTATTTTTTGACTGGGACAAATTTGGGACCGATGGGTTCAGGATCGAGTCTATTTGCCGTGCGTGTTCGGTAAGGTGATTAGGTGCAAGGTGAGCATATCGACGAACCATTTCGATAGACTCCCAGCCTCCCATTTCCTGTAACACTGACAACGGGACTCCGGCTTGAACCAGCCAACTTGCCCAGGTGTGTCTCAAGTCGTGAAATCTGAAATCATCAATACCAGCCCGTCTCAGCGCCGCTTTCCAGGCTGTGTTTGCGTCATACCGCATCTTCCTTACTGTTGGCGCTTTCGTTCCGTCTGGTTTGGTACAGCTTTCCTTGTACACAAATACCCAACGGTGATGATTACCGATTTGTTTTTTCAATACGCGACATGCAGTATCATTCAGCGCAACGCCAATTGCGCGGTTTGATTTACTCTCTTCCGGGTTTATCCATGCCACCCGGCGCTGCATATCTATTTGTTGCCATTCAAGGTTGATGATGTTCGAGCGTCTTAAGCCTGTTGCCAGTGCAAATTCAACAACAGACTTTAATGGCTCCGGACATTCATCAATCAGCCTTTGTGCTTCATGGGGCTCCAGCCAGCGGATCCGTTTATTCTTTGGTTGAGGCACTTTAATAATTGGTGCCTTATCGAGCATTTTCCATTCACGCTCTGCGGCTCTTAGCAGGGCCTTTATAAATGAAAGATGCGTAGCCTTCGTTGCAACGGACGCTGGTTTTGGCGTGTATTCTGGAACAGGTTTCCCTTTTTTTCTGCATGCTTCTGCCCTGAGTTTCCAGTTTTCCTCATGACGCCGGTTCGTCATTTTCTGCATTGCTGAATAAATTTTTGATTCAGTAATGTCTCTTAGTTGCATTCCTGCGAAATGTTGAAGCCAGAATCCGATCTGCTTTCCATTGAGCCTGTTTCTCTGCGCGACGTTCGCGGCGGCGTGTTTGTGCATCCATCTGGATTCTCCTGTTAGTTAGCTTTGGTTGTGTGTGGGAGTCGTAGTCCTGAACGAAAACACCCCGCAATGGCACATTGGCTGCTAATCCGGATTCGCACTTCCGGCCAATGCTTCGTTTCGTATCACACACACCAAAGCCTTCTGCTTTGAATGCTGCCCTTCTTCAGGGCTTAATTTTTAAGAGCATCACCTTCATGGTGGTTAGTGCGTCCTGCTGATGTGCTTGGTATCACCGCTAGTGGTATTTGTGTCAACATCGCCAGAGATAATTTATCACCGCAGATGGTTATCTGTATGTTTTTTATATAGATTTATTTTTTGCAGGGTTGTGTGGCTTGGGAGGTGATCGAGAGATCAGAATTGCGTTGTTTAGTGAGTTGCACCTATTAATTTTAAAATAAATACAATTGCCTTTTTTTCGATCTTCCCACCAGTCAGGTGCCGGGTCTGGCTCAACATGTAAAGCATCGGCAAGTCCTGATATCAAGCTGTATGACTGAACTCCATCAATGTGCTCTGACAGTGATGGGGTAACATTCTGTCTTAGTGGATCAAGAATAAAATCAATACCTTTAATTCTGGCGTGTTTGGCGGCAGGCACAAAGTCTGAGTCCCCAGCAACAAGGACAATTACATCAACAAGTTTTTCATAAGCTAAAGTCGTGATATCCATCCCTAGCTTGATATCAACTTGTTTTTGTTTGATGTCATAGTAAAAATCATCATTTGTCAGTTCATCCCATTTTTTCGTTCCTTTCATCAGAGCATCAAGGGAGAATGTAGTTAGTTGCCATCGCTTATTATCAACAAGATTCCCTAATCTTAAGGCTGTTTTTCGAGTTTTTCTTAACTCTTCATGCAGCTCCGTTCTCAGAATATATGATTTTTCGAGTTTGAAATTCTTGCGACCAGGCGTCTTATTGCCAGGCTCAGGAAGTGGAAGGCGTGTTTGAATGTCGAGTGGTGGACAGTCATAGAAGTAAATTCTATAAAGCTCAAGCGGTTCCCTACGTTCTTGTGATTGACGTTTTCCATTAAGATGGGAAAGAACCATTGACCATATTACTTTCATTATGCATTGCGCAGTCAGTTCATGCTCGGCGAAGTGTTTACGATGCGTAGCATGAACACGCTGCATGAAAAAACCCGCATCAATTAAAATTGCTGCTTTCTTCATAAGAGTCCCAAAAAAATAGCCCAGAGCCGTTATGCAGATATTAACAATTGTCTGCGAACGGGGCTGGGCTTGGTTTAATTAATCTATGCCAAGTTGACTGTGCCGTCAACATAAAACTTACTTCCTATCACCCAAACGTCTCTTCAGGCCACTGACTAGCGATAACTTTCCCCACAACGGAACAACTCTCATTGCATGGGATCATTGGGTATTGTGGGTTTAGTGGCTGTAGAAACACCTGACCGCTATCCCTGATCAGTTTCTTGAAGGTAAACTCATCACCACCAAGTCTGGCTATACAGAAATCGCCTGGCTCAACAGCCTGCTCAGGGTCAACCAGAATTAACATCCCGTCAGGAAAGCTGGGCTTGGATCCTGTTGGTGCGGTCATGGAATTACCTTCAACCTCAAGCCAGAATGCAGAGCCACTGGCTTTTTTGGTTGTGCTTACCCATTTCTCCGCATCGCCTTTGGTAAAGGTTCTAAGCTCAGGCGAGAACATCCCGGCCTGAACATGAGAAAAAACAGGGTACTCATACTCACTTCTAAGTGACGGCTGCATACTAACCGCTTCATACATCTCGTAGATTTCTCTGGCGATTGAAGGGCTAAATTCTTCAACGCTAACGTTGAGAATTTTTGCAAGCAATGCGGCGTTATAAGCATTTAATGCATTGATGCCATTAAATAAAGCACCAACGCCTGACTGCCCCATCCCCATCTTGTCTGCGACAGATTCCTGGGATAAGCCAAGTTCATTTTTCTTTTTTCATAAATAGCTTTAAGGCGACGTGCGTCCTCAAGCTGCTCTTGTGTTAATGGTTTCTTTTTTGCGCTCATACGTTAAATCTATCACCGCAAGGGATAAATATCTAACACCGCGCGTGTTGACTACTTTACCTCTGGCGGTGATAATGGTTGCATGTACTAAGGAGGTTGTATGGAACAACGCATAACCCTGAAAGATTATGCAATGCGCTTTGGGCAAACCAAGACAGCTAAAGATCTCGGCGTATATCAAAGCGCGATCAACAAGGCCATTCATGCAGGCCGAAAGATTTTTTTAACTATAAACGCTGATGGAAGCGTTTATGCGGAAGAGGTAAAGCCCTTCCCGAGTAACAAAAAACAACAGCATAAATAACCCCGCTCTTACACATTCCAGCCCTGAAAAAGGGCATCCAATTAAACCACACCTATGGTGTATGCATTTATTTGCATACATTCAATCAATTGTTATCTAAGGAAATACTTACATATGGTTCGTGCAAACAAACGCAACGAGGCTCTACGAATCGAGAGTGCGTTGCTTAACAAAATCGCAATGCTTGGAACTGAGAAGACAGCGGAAGCTGTGGGAGTTGATAAGTCGCAGATCAGCAGGTGGAAGAGAGACTGGATTCCAAAGTTCTCAATGCTGCTTGCTGTTCTTGAATGGGGGGTCGTTGACGACGACATGGCTCGATTGGCGCGACAAGTTGCTGCGATTCTCACCAATAAAAAACGCCCGGCGGCAACCGAGCGTTCTGAACAAATCCAGATGGAGTTCTGAGGTCATTACTGGATCTATCAACAGGAGTCATTATGACAAATACAGCAAAAATACTCAACTTCGGCAGAGGTAACTTTGCCGGACAGGAGCGTAATGTGGCAGATCTCGATGATGGTTACGCCAGACTATCAAATATGCTGCTTGAGGCTTATTCGGGCGCAGATCTGACCAAGCGACAGTTTAAAGTGCTGCTTGCCATTCTGCGTAAAACCTATGGGTGGAATAAACCAATGGACAGAATCACCGATTCTCAACTTAGCGAGATTACAAAGTTACCTGTCAAACGGTGCAATGAAGCCAAGTTAGAACTCGTCAGAATGAATATTATCAAGCAGCAAGGCGGCATGTTTGGACCAAATAAAAACATCTCAGAATGGTGTATCCCTCAAAACGAGGGAAAATCCCCTAAAACGAGGGATAAAACATCCCTCAAATTGGGGGATTGCTATCCCTCAAATTGGGGGATTGCTATCCCTCAAAACAGGGGGACACAAAAGACACTATTACAAAAGAAAAAGAAAAGATTATTCGTCCGAGAATTCTGGCGAATCCTCTGACCAGCCAGAAAACGATCTTTCTGTGGTTAAACCGGATGCTGCAATTCAGAGCGGCAGCAAGTGGGGAACAGCAGAAGACCTGACCGCCGCAGAGTGGATGTTTGACATGGTGAAGACCATCGCGCCATCAGCCAGAAAACCGAATTTTGCTGGGTGGGCTAACGATATCCGCCTGATGCGTGAACGTGACGGACGTAACCACCGCGATATGTGTGTGCTTTTCCGCTGGGCCTGCCAGGACAACTTCTGGTCCGGTAACGTGCTGAGTCCGGCCAAACTCCGCGACAAGTGGACCCAGCTCGAAATCAACCGTAACAAGCAACAGGCAGGCGTGACAGCCAGCAAACCAAAACTCGACCTGACAAACACTGACTGGATTTACGGGGTGGATTTATGAAAAACATCGCCGCACAGATGGTTAACTTTGACCGTGAGCAGATGCGTCGGATCGCCAACATCGATAACCAGGACATGACGATATCGGTCTGGGTCTTTCCTGATACTGATATTTCAGATGTATCGCGTGAGTTAATTGCGGCAATTAAACAGGGGTATCTAACAGTAAAAGCCGCCGGGGTATGGGCGGGGGGCATTGAAACACCTTCGGTGGAAACTCCATCGGAAGGCTCTAAATTTTTTGGTTTTGATATGGATAACGAATTCATCAGTGGTTTTGATGTAGGGGCATGGGGAGTATTACTCTGATGGCGAAAAATGACTTTAAAGCGTTTGCAACTGATCGAAATGCCAATGTTATGTCGCAGGAGGAATGGGAAGCGTTGCCTGCGCTTATATCCGGATTTACAGCAGGGAAAGCATCCAGTGCGCAAGTCAATAAGGTTATTCGGCAGGCCAGCTTTATTGCTGCAGCTCTGGCCCAGTTTGTAAGTGATAAAACGCAACGGGATGTGCTTGATAATGGTGATCTGCCCGGTTTTGTTGAATTGCTGGGATCGGGGTTTGCTGTTGAATACCTGAGCCGCAAGAATCCGTTTGGCGATATCAAATCGGACGGCACGGTGAAAACGGCTCTTCAAAACCTTGGTTTGGGAGAAGGTGCTCCAGCTATTGGCGTTCCGTTCTTCTGGCCGTCCGCTGCAATGCCAAATACTGTAATCGACAGCTGGTCCTGTATGGTGTTTTTGAAGTTCAACGGCGCGAAATTCTCTGCCACTGATTATCCTGTGCTGGCGAAAGTGTTTCCTTCGCTGGTATTACCTGAAGCCCGCGGTGATTTCATTCGTATCTGGGATGACGGGCGAGGTGCAGACGGTGGTCGCGAATTATTAAGCTGGCAGGCAGCTACAAACTTTTCTCAGTTTGCCGGGAATATAGGCGAAGGTGCGGGACACGCAATTAACTTTCATGATGGCATCGCCGGAAATCAGCCAGGATTTTCACGATTTAATTTCACCAGTAACTCTGTGGGTGATGGTGTGAATTTTGTTGCAGTCAGACCGCGAAATATTGCATTTAACTTTCTGGTGAGGGCTAAATAATGAAACCTGTTTTTGATGAAAATGGGCTGGCTACAGTGCCGGGCGATATGCGTTGTTTTTATTATGATGCTGAAACATCTGAGTATACGGGCTGGTCTGATGAATATATTAATACTGGCGTAAGTATGCCCGCCTGTTCCACTGGTATTGACCCTGGCGAAAACATTCCGGGAAGAGTGGCAGTATTTACAGGTAAGGGATGGAGCCATGAAGAAGACCATCGCAATGAGACTGTTTACTCAATCGAAAATGGCGCAGCTGTTACAGTGGATTATATCGGTGCCATCAAAGACGGTTATGTCACGATTTCACCGTTAACGCCATACGATAAATGGGATGGTGAGAAATGGGTGACAGACACTGAGGCACAACACAGTGCCGCAGTAGACGCGGCAGAAGCACAGCGCCAATCACTGATTGATGCAGCAATGGCTTCCATTAGTCTGATTCAGCTGAAGTTACAGGCCGGACGGAAACTGACTCAGGCAGAAACAACCCGACTTAACGCCGTGCTGGATTACATTGACGCGGTGACGGCAACAGATACCAGCACCGCGCCGGATGTCATCTGGCCTGAACTGCCGGAGGCGTAGGCCATTCAATATCTGGCGCACCGGAAGTATCGACCAGCTCCAGTGCGTCCAGATAATCCAGCCACAAATTATATTGCGTCAGTTCGTCACCTTTCAGACGACCAATAGCCGCTTTACCGGGCCATTGCTTACTGTTCATGTATTCGTTGGCCTGGTTAATTAGTAGCTGTCTTTCTGATTCAGTAATTTCAATAAGCTCTTCATGCGTGGGTGGAGGAATATCTGCCCACGCAGGCAGCCCATCATCTCCGGCAATACGGATTTTTCCTTGTGGCGGTTCAGCCATAAACTCACTGATAATATTTTGATTTACTTCCTTAGCGTCTGATAAATCCCATCCCTCTGATTTATATTTATCAATCATATCCACAGGGAAAAAAGCATTATGCCTTGCGCTATAAACATATTCGTCCATATAAATCACCCTGAATAAAATTACTCACCAACAGCCCACCAACTGTAATTCATCGATACCGTGTGAACCGCCCCGGGTTTCCTGGAGACTAAACTCCCTGAGAAAGAGGTAAACAGGATGACTAAAAATACTCGTTTTTCCCCCGAAGTCCGTCAGCGGGCGATTCGTATGGTTCTGGAAAGTCAGGATGAATATGACTCACAGTGGGCGGCAATTTGTTCCATTGCCCCAAAGATTGGCTGTACGCCGGAGACTCTGCGTGTCTGGGTTCGCCAGCATGAGCGGGATACCGGGGGCGGTGATGGTGGGCTCACCAGCGCTGAACGTCAGCGTCTGAAAGAGCTGGAACGTGAAAATCGTGAACTGCGCCGCAGTAACGATATCCTTCGCCAGGCTTCCGCTTATTTTGCGAAGGCGGAGTTCGACCGCCTCTGGAAAAAATGATGCCACTGCTGGATAAGCTGCGTGAGCAGTACGGGGTCGGACCGGTATGCAGCGAACTGCATATTGCCCCGTCAACGTATTACCATTGTCAGCAACAGCGACATCATCCGGATAAACGCAGTGCCCGTGCGCAGCACGACGACTGGCTGAAGAGAGAGATACAGCGCGTATACGATGAAAATCATCAGGTGTACGGTGTGCGTAAAGTCTGGCGTCAGTTGTTACGGGAAGGAATCAGGGTGGCCAGATGT